GTGATCGGGCAGGACTACTGGGGTGAAGGCGTAACAGCCAAACGTATCGCCGGTGCGCTACGGGCAATGAATGGCGCCGACGTCACGGTCAATATCAACTCCCCTGGCGGTGACATGTTCGAAGGCCTGGCAATCTACAACCTTCTACGTGAATACGAAGGCCGTGTGACGGTGAAGGTGCTCGGTATTGCCGCCAGTGCCGCCTCGGTCATTGCGATGGCCGGGGATGATATTCAGATCGGTCGTGGTGCCTTCCTGATGATCCACAACTGCTGGGTCTACGCGATGGGTAACCGCCATGACTTTGCGGAACTGGCACAGTCTCTGGAGCCCTTCGATAACGCTATGGCAGACATCTACGCGGCGCGTTCCGGCCTTGATATGGCAGCCGTTCAGAAACTGATGGACGCCGAGAGTTATATCGGTGGCAGTGACGCTGTGGCGAAGGGACTGGCAGACAGCCTGCTTTCTGCTGATGCGGTCAGTGATGGCGATGAATCACCCGCGGCCGCGCTTCGCAAACTTGATGCGCTGCTGGCTAAAACCAACACCCCGCGCTCTGAGCGCAGAAAACTCATTAAAGCCTTATCCGGTGGCATGCCTGGCGCTGTCACCATCAACGACGGTACGCCGGGCGCTGCCGAAGATATCAAACCTGAAACCCTCAATTCACTTGAAAGCGCTCTTGCGGCGTTAGTCAAATAAGGACCCTTTATGTCTGAAGTAAACGAAATTCTGAAAAAAGTCACTGCCAGCATTGAAGAGGCAACCGGCAAATTCAACGCGAAAGCAGAAGACGCACTCAAAGAGGCGCAGAAGTCAGGCAGGCTGTCAGAAGAAACAAAAGCTGCCGTTGATAAAATGGCTTCTGAGTTCAACGCGCTGCGTGAAGCTGAAAAAACCCTGAAGGCCGCAATGGGCGAACTGGAGCAACATGTTGCCCAGATGCCGCTGGCAAACGCGAAACAGGTTGTCGAGTCCGTTGGCCACCAGGTGATCTCCGCTGAAGCCCTGAAAACCTTTGCTTCCAGCGTGGAAGGCGGTAAGCGCATCAGCATCCCGGTTAAGGCCGCTCTGACTTCTGTGGATGTGCCTGATGGTGTCGTGGAGCCACAACGCCTGCCGGGTATTGATACTGCACCGAAACAGCGCCTGTTCATCCGCGATCTGATCGCTCCTGGTCGTACGTCCTCCTCAGCTATCTTCTGGGTGCAGCAGACAGGCTTTACCAATAACGCGAAAGTGGTTCCTGAAAATACGCAGAAACCATACAGCGAAATTGAGTTCACGCCGAAAATCACTGGCGTCAGCACCATCGCGCACCTGTTCAAAGCCTCAAAGCAGATCCTGGATGACTTCGCACAGTTGCAGTCCACCGTTGATGCCGAAATGCGCTACGGACTGAAGTATGCAGAAGAGCAGGAAATTCTCTTCGGTGATGGTACCGGCGTTCATCTGCACGGCATCGTTCCTCAGGCGTCAGCGTTCAATCCGGCGTTCACTGTCGAACAGCAGAGCGGGATTGACGATCTGCGTCTCGCAATGTTGCAGGCACAGCTGGCACGCTTCCCGGCGTCTGGTCATGTTCTTCACTTCATTGACTGGGCGCGGATCGAGCTGACCAAAGACAGCCTGGGTCGTTACATTCTGGCGAACCCTGCGGCGCTGACTGGTCCGACTCTGTGGGGCCTGCCGGTTGTTGCAACGGAAGCGGCAGCCTTCCAGGGTAAATTCCTGACCGGTGCATTTAACGCTGGTGCGCAAATCTTCGACCGCGAAGATGCGAACGTGGTTATCTCCACGGAGAACGCCGACGACTTCGAGAAAAACATGATCACCATCCGTTGCGAAGAACGTCTGGCGTTGGCTGTGAAACGCCCTGAGGCGTTCGTGTACGGTTCATTCAGCACCGGCGCGGGTAGCTGATAACTATTGCGGCCTTCGGGCCGCTTTTTTCGGGGCAAACAAATGCTTGATCAGAATGTGGTGAAACAGCATTGCCGCATTGATACCGACTTTACGGATGATGATGCTCTGCTGGAGATTTACACAGGTGCAGCGGCCCGGTACGTCCAGACATGGACACGGCGAACGCTCTATGAAAAGGAAAGCAGCCCTGGCTACGCTGACGATCCGGACCCGATACTGCTCAATGATGATGTTAAGGCAGCCATGCTACTGCTTATCGGTCACTGGTATGCAAACAGGGAATCGGTAGTTATAGGTGAAACCGTGTCTCAGGTTCCATTAGCTGTGGAGGCTCTTCTTCAGCCTTACAGGATATATGGCCTATGAGTTCATTGCGTGCTGGCGAGCTTGATAAACGCATAGTATTACAAAAACTCGAAATTCAGCGAGGTCCACTGGGAGAGCCGCTTCCAGGTGGCCCCGTCGTGGTCGCTACTGTTTGGGCCAGGGCTGAGAATGTTTCTAACAGAAAAATTCGCACACTGGATCAACAACAGGTTGTTGAAACCTGGTTATTCACTATCAGGGTGCGTTCAGACGTCCAGACTGACTGGAAAATAGCGTGGAATGATGATGTCTATACAGTTCGCGCCGTTGATCGTAGCAAGTCTGATCGATGTGTAATAACGGCTGAACGGGATATACGACATGATAGAACAGGCAATTAAAATCTCGCTTGAGCGTCTTTCCGGGATGACTGTTTATCCTCTTCTTCTACCAGACAGCGAGCAAAACGGTATTACATTCCAGCGGATATCAGACCCGGAAGTTGAAACGGGAATGGTACGAACAGGGCTCATTGCTGGTCGTTTTCAAATCTCAATGTACAAAGTGGATGATTATACTGGGCTGGTGAAACTGGATAAGGCTATCTGGTCTCAATGGAAAAGTATTGTCCACGGAGAGCTTGAAGGTTATCCCGTTCAGTACATTCAGCGTGGGAATATACTTCAGGACAAAACAACCCTTACCAGCAATCAGGTTCAGTACAGGCTTACCCGAGATTTCGTGCTTTATTTTTATGAGGAATCATCATGATTCGCATGGAAGTTAAAGGGCTTCAGGAACTCGAACGCCAATTACTTTCCCTTGGGGAAAAGGTTGGTACGCAGGTTTTACGGGAGGCCGGGAAAGCTGCACTTGAGCCCGTTCTGGAGGATATGAAAGCGCATGCTGGTTACGACGAATCAGCGAAAGATGAGCACATGCGCGATTCAATTAAAATCCGCTCATCCTCTTCGAAAGCAAAGGGCAATGCAGTTGTATATCTTCGCGTTGGCCCGAGTAAAAAACACTTCATCAAAGCGTTGGCTCAGGAGATGGGAACCGTAAAGCAAGTCGCAAGTCCCTTCATTCGTCCGGCGCTCGATTATCAGAAAGCGAAAGTTCTGCGCATCCTTGCGATAGAAATACGCGACCGAATTGAAAACCACCGGTAGCGCTCGCTGCCACCTTCAAAGAGAGAGAAATTATGGCTGATAAAACTTCGCCAGAGTACGCGATGCTGCCTGCTGGCACCGTCGTTATGTGGGGTGCTGCGGGCAGCGACGTAGCAACAATGAAACCACTCATTAACTGTAAAGCGCTGGGCGCTACAGGACAGACGGGCAGCTTTGTAGACTGCACTACGCTGATCGATACCAGTAAACAGTTTATCTCTGACCTGCCTGAAGGCCCTGAAAAATCGCTGGGCTTTATTGACGATCCAGCCAACCAGGACTTTGCTGATTTCCTCAACGCAGCAGAGAACCGGGAAACCGTACAGTTTTACGTTGAGCTGCCAAATGGTCGAACGGCGAACATGATTCTGGCCCTTTCTGGCTGGCAGATGAATGAAATTACCGCCCCGGCAAGTGAAGTCATTCAAATCACTGTTCAGGGAAAACAGAACAATATTACCTGGGGTACGGCTGCCGGCAGCTGATCAGGGCATTACTAACTGGCCACCTCCTGGTGGCCTTTTATTATCTAATTCTCAGGAAAAACTATGTCTACCATCGATGTTTCTGCACTTAAATCCGCACTTCTGAAGCCTAAAAGCGCCGTTGTTACCGCCGAAATTTTTGGAACCACCGTTTATCTACGCCGCATGACGGCGGGAGAACTCATCGATCATGAAGAAGCGCTGCGAGACAGTCAGATTGCAGAAGATGCGCGTAAAGCTTCAGAGATCAGTGTGCAGTTGATCGTCGATTGTCTTGTCCATCCCGATGGCAGCCTAATCGCAGCTGAAGACAAACCTACCGCAGCCGAGCTACTCCAGACTCATGACAACGTGGCGCTCCTTGATGCAATCGCCACTGTAAAAAAACATGCGCTGGGCAAGCTTGAAGACGCGGAAAAAAACTAACGAGCTCGCCCTGGCTTGAGCTGATTTTCTGGCTGGCTGACCGCTGGGGCGAGCCTGACCCTTCAAAGATAGCTTCACTTCCGGCAGAAACTCTTTTTCACTGGCGCGCGTACTTTCTGCGTACTGGTGCCATAAGCCGACCCGGTGATGAGATTTCTCCGACTCCTGAAACCCCGCCTCCTGCTGTAGTCAGTAATGTTGACGATCAGTGTGCGGCAGTAATGAGAGCGTTAATGTAATGGCTGACGTTGCTTCCCTCGCCGTCGGGCTGCATCTCAACGCAGCCAATTTTAAATCTCAGCTGATGGGTGCATACGGTGATGCTGAGAACTCATCAAAGCGTTTCAACCGTAACGCACAGGAAGATGCTAAAAAGACAGATGAAGCCTATTCCCGGATGGGGAAAACCATCGCGGGTGTTGCTGGTCGCCTGGCGGGATTTGCCGGTGCCGGTTTATCTCTTGGTGCCATCATTACTACCACGCGTGAATACGGGCAGGCTTTATCCGACCTTTCGGCTATCACCGGTGCTACAGGCATCCAGTTAAAATCACTTGATGAAGCCGCCCAGGAGATGGGGCGTAGCACTGAATACAGTGCGAGCCAGGCGGTGGAAGCCCTGAAATTGATGGCGTCCGCTAAACCTGAGCTTCTTCAGACCGCAGACGGACTTACTGAGGCGACAAAGAGCGCGCTAACGCTTGCCCAGGCCGCAGGATCAACTTTGCCAGATGCAACCCGCACTCTGGCTCTTTCGCTTAACCAGTTCGGGGCCGGGGCTCAGGAAGCGGATCGTTATATTAACGTGCTGGCTGCCGGTGCCAAGTTCGGGGCTTCGGAAATCGCAGATACAGCTGCGGCTATCAAAAATGGCGGTGTGGCTGCTGCACAGGCAGGAGTCGGTTTTGAAACGCTGAATGCAGCGATTCAGGTTCTGGCTGAGCGTGAAATCAAAGGTGGTGAAGCAGGCACCTCGCTGAGAAACGTTATTCTTGCCCTTGAGAAAGGTACAGACAAAACCCTGAAACCCTCGATTGTGGGGCTTAGCGGTGCGCTGGAGAATCTGTCGAAGAAAAACCTTTCCACTGCGCAGGCCGTGAAGCTTTTCGGCGTTGAGAATATCAACGCGGCTTCGGTGCTGGTGGACAACCGCAGCAAACTTAATGCCCTGACACAGGCTCTCACCGGCACCCAGACGGCACATGAACAGGCCGCTATTCGTGTGAATAACCTGAATGGCGACATCATGGGGCTGACCAGTGCCTTCGAAGGCATGATCATTAAGATTGGTCAGAGCAGTACTGGGCCTCTGCGTTCCGGCATTCAGTCAGTAACAGACGGTATTAACCTGCTTACCGATAACTTTAACGCCGTAGCGAACGTGGCGCTCTATACTCTGATCCCCGTCATCTCAACGAAGCTCACTGCGGGGCTGAGGGAAAGCGTAAGTGCCTGGCAGCAGAATCAGGCAGCCGTTAAAGCAGCAACAGCGGCTCAGGCTGATGGTGCGCGCAAGACGCTGGAATCTACTGCCGCCACGCTTAAGCGAAATGACGCAGAGTTTGGTTACTACCGTCAGCTGGAAAAGACGGCCAGACAGCATGGTTTGAACGTAAATTACCAGGGAGAGTTTAACCGGCTTATCCGTGAAGAAACCGAGCAAACTAATCTGGCCACTCGTGCAAAAATGCAGTTGGCAGCAGCTAATCGTCAGGTATCTCTGACCGCTCGTGCTGCCTCGGTAGCTGTGGGGCTCGCTCGCGGGGCCCTGGCGCTTGTCGGTGGACCTTTTGGGGCTGCGATGCTGGCAGGCTCCGCACTTCTGTATTTTCATCAGCAGGCGAAGGATGCCCGACAGTCAGCAATTAACCTCAAGGATGCTGTCATTGAAACCACTGCTGCGCTGATGCAGATGTCTGATAAACAGCTGGCCGTTAAGCAGATTGACCTGCAAGACCAGTATGAAAATCAGGTAACTCAGCGTAACCAGCTCATCAAGGAAATTCAGGACGCAGACAGCAGACTAGATAGCCTCGGTGGATTTGACCCATTCCGACAGAAAAAAGGGGTAGAGGACAGTAAGAAACGGGCAGAAGCTGACCTTGAAGCCGTTAATAAAGGGTTAGAGACAACACAGTCTAACCTTGAGAATGTCAGCAAGGCGCGATTTTTGGTCCAGACAGGGATCGCCGATCAAGCAAAATCGCTCGCGAATGACATCAAAAATATCACAGCTCAGACAGCTAAAGCCGGAGAGGGTGTTACCACACCCTGGACCGGTGAAGATACTCAAAAGGCCAGGAAGGAAACGGTCAATCAGTATCTTCAGTTGCGCAGGGAGATCGAAGAAGCTCATGCAACCAGCCTTGGAAAAATTGATCTTCAGGAGAAAGCCAGTCAGGAAAAGCTGATCGCTGCGGCGCGTAAAAATGGAGCAAGCCAGCAGGATCTACAGCGTGCGCTGTTAATGAATGCTGAAAATTATCAGAAGCAACGTAACGAACTTGCTGAGCAGTATTCCCCGGCACGATCGGCCATCAATAAAGAGAAGGAAGCGAGCCAGGAGCTCAAGTCTCTCCTTGATGCACGTTTGCTTACTGAAAAAGAGTACATGGCTGCGCGTGTCACACTGTCACAGGAGACATCCCGACAAATCCTACAGGCCCAGGCTAATGCTCTATCAGCACCACGGCTTGAGCTTGCCGGGGACGTTGATCCGCTTGCCCAGCAAAGGAACCAACTCGTACAGCAGCAAAGTCTGGTAGAGACCTATTATCGCAATGGTGTGCTGAGTAAGCAGCAATACGAAATGCTGATGCAGAAGAGCAGTAAAGATTCTGCTGATGCACAGTATCAGACCGCGCTGGAATTATATCGCTCACAGAGTGACTTCAATAATCTGGCGATCGGACTGGTTGATGCTACCAGGGAGCGAACCACTAATGTCCTGACGGGGCTGCTGACTAATACGCAGACCTTTAAAGAGGGCATGATCAACCTCTTCTCCACGCTTACTCAGTCGATAATTCAAAACCTCGTCGATATGGCAGCGCAGGCGCTCGTAACAAATACCATCCTGAGTTCGATTATGGGTGTCGGTTCGAGTGTACTTGGCGGTGTTAGTGGAAGTACGGCAGGCAGCTCAGGGACAGCAATTGCCGATTACGGGAGCAATTTCCAGTTCAATGCTAAAGGTGGCGTTTATTCCTCCTCAGACTTAAGTGCCTACAGCGGTCAGGTTGTCGATAACCCTACCTTTTTCGCATTCGCGAAAGGGGCAGGAGTAATGGGTGAGGCGGGACCAGAAGCGATCATGCCATTGACCCGGGCAGCTGATGGTTCACTTGGGGTTCGCGCAGTGTCAGGCGGTGCCTCTGAAGGCGCTGCTCCTCAGGTATTCATCACTATCAATGGCGATGGCAGTACGGCATCACAATCATCTGGCGGGCTGGAAAAATTCGGTAAAAGCGTAGGCAATTTTGTCAGAGATGAATACCGAAAGCTGATACAGGCTGATCTTCGTCCCGGAGGGGCAATCTGGAACAGTACAAACGGGAGGCGGTAATGGCGCTGGAAACTTTCAACTGGAGCCCTAGGGTGAATCCTTCTCAGGACGTCACCATGCGTACGCGTGAGGCGCAGTTCGGAGATGGTTACACCCAGACATCCGGTGACGGACTCAACCCTCGCTCACAAAGCTGGGATCTGACCTTTGTAGGTCTGGAATCCTACATCAAGTCGATCAAAGACTTTCTTGACCGCCATGAAGGAACAAAAGCATTTGCATGGAAGCCGCCGCTTGAGGATTTGGGTCTCTATCGATGCAAACAGTACAAGCCCTCCCCAATGGGGGGAGGCAACTGGTCTCTGACGGCAACATTCATCCAGGCATTTAAACCATGAGCTTAAACGCAGACTATCAGAAGCTGGAATCCGGAAACGACGTTCGCCTGATTGAGGTGGACGGTTCTTCTTTTGGACTGACGGACGTTCTCCGCTTTCACAATTACAACATTCCCCACACCGAAGCGGAAATAGTCGCCGCCGGCGGGGATGAGGCCAAGCTCCCGGCGAAACCAATCTGGTGGCAGGGTAATGAATATTCCGCCTGGCCGTATCAGTTGGAAGGGCTGGAGAAATCGACCAGTGGCAGCAATGCGACGCCATCACTGACGGTCGCGAACATCGAAAGCTCTATTTCTGCCCTGTGTCTTGCGTATGACGATTTGCTACAGGCTAAGGTCACTATTCACGACACGAAGGCAAAATATCTCGATGCGAAAAACTTCGCAGGCGGTAACCCTACAGCAGATCCGACTCAGGAGAAAATTCAGGTCTGGTATATCGACGGGAAAACGACCGAGCTTGCTGGCGAAACCATCGAGTTTGTACTGTCCAGCCCTATGGATCTTCAGGGGCAAATGATCCCCACGCGGCAGCTTCATTCCCTGTGCACATGGTGCATTCGTAATAAGTACCGCACAGGCGACGGCTGCGACTATGCCGGTACGCGCTATTTCGACAAAAACAACAACCCGGTAAGCGATCCGTCACTGGATGAGTGCAACGGCACGCTGACGGCCTGCAAACTTCGGTTCGGTGAAAGCAACGAACTCTCGTTTGGTGGGTTCCCGGGTACGTCGCTGATCAGGAGCTGATATGCGTCAGAAAACCATTGATGCAATTATGGCGCATGCCGCCGCTGAATATCCTCGTGAGTGCTGTGGTGTGGTGGCGCAGAAAAGCCGCGTTGAACGTTATTTTCCTTGCCGGAATCTTGCCGTGGCGCCGGAGGAAAATTTTGTCCTCTGTCCGGAAGATTACGCAGCCGCTGAGGACTGGGGTACGGTGATTGCCATCGTTCACAGCCACCCTGACGCCACTACACAGCCGAGCGAACTGGATAAAGCGCAATGCGACGCAACGCTTTTACCCTGGCATATTGTGAGCTGGCCGGAGGGGGATTTACGTACCATCCAGCCGCGCGGAGAACTGCCGCTGCTGGAGCGTCCGTTTGTGCTTGGTCATTTTGACTGCTGGGGGCTGGTAATGAGTTATTTCCGGCAGACACATGGTATCGAGCTCGACGATTACCGGGTGGATTATCCCTGGTGGGAAAACGACTATCCGGAAAACTTCTATCAGGATTGCTGGTACGAGTGCGGTTTCCGTGAATTTGACGGGCCACCGAAACCCGGCGATATGGTGATCATGCAGGTCCAGGCTGATAAGTGGAACCATGCGGGAATCCTGCTGGAGGGTAATTTGTTGCTTCACCACCTGTACGGACATCTGAGTCAGCGCGTGCCGTATGGGGGCTACTGGCAGGAAAGGACGATGAAGATTCTACGTTACAAATCTCTGTGCTAACCTTTGCTCTAAACAAAGGAGAAAAACCATGAAATTTGTATTAAGTGTATTGTTATTGACAGCATTTAATTCATACGCAGGAACTGTAGACGATTATCTGGAACGTCATTCTGAAATAAAATCAAATTCTGTTGCTGAAACTTATGTAAGCCATTACGCCTTTATGATTGCGATGATGGAAGCACAACAAAAGCATAATAGATCTGATAATGAGTTTATTTCTGGTTTACTTTCAAATAATGGCGATGTATATGCAAGATTAGCGGTAAGAAAACTTGCAAATGATTGTTTAACGCAAAGGAGTATTGGTCAATCCGGAGAGTTAAATAATAAAGAATGTAATATTGTGATTAGAGCAAATAAATCAGAATAATAGCTAATAGAAAATCGAGGGTACGATGCAAGAGGTAATGACGCGAATTGAACTAGGTGGAGAACCTGGTAAGATCTTTGGGAAGATACATCATCGCCTTATCAATAAAGTATCAGAAGCTGGAACGGCCCTCGCTAAAACTATCCCCGGATTTGAAAGCTATATGATTAGCAGTAAAAGTCGCGGGCTAACATTTGCCATCTTCAAAGGTAAAAAGAATATTGGAGTAGACGACCTTGGTTTTCCAGTTACAGGAGAGGTCATCAGAATCGTTCCAGTAATAATTGGAAGTAAAAAGGATGGTTTGCTACAGACTATTCTTGGCGCAGTAATTATTGCGGCATCTGCAATTGGCAGTTATTTTGCTCCGGGAAACCCGATTTCTGCGTTTGGATACAAATTCGGTGCAGCCATGATGTTGGGTGGAGTAGTCCAAATGCTTTCGCCTCAACCTGGGGGCCTGGCCAGTAAACAAAGCGCAGATAACCGTGCATCGTATGCGTTTGGCGGGGTGACAAATACCGCCGCACAGGGTTACCCGGTTCCGCTCCTTTACGGCCGCCGGCGAATCGGCGGGGCAATTATTTCCGCCGGGATTTATGTCGAAGATCAGCAGTAGATAACAAACCTTTTTACAAGCCACCCCCGGGTGGCTTTTTTTATGGGCGCGATATGGCTAAAACAATTACCGGACGAAAAGGGGGGAGCTCCAGTTCCCGAACTCCTACCGAACAGCCTGATGATCTGCAATCTGTAGCGAAGGCAAAGATCCTCGTTGCGCTTGGGGAAGGGGAGTTTGCTGGACAGCTAACCGGCAAAGATATCTACCTGGACGGAACGGCGCTGGAGAATGCCGACGGCTCCCAAAACTTCAGCGGAGTGACGTGGGAGTTTCGCGCGGGAACGCAGGCGCAAAAGTATATTCAGGGTATTCCCGGTACCGAAAACGAGATCAGCGTGGGAACTGAGGTATCAAGCGCCACAGCCTGGACGCGAACGTTTACCAATACGCAGCTTTCAGCAGTTCGCCTGCGTCTGAAATGGCCATCGCTTTTCAAACAGGAGGACGACGGTGATCTGGTCGGTTACTCGGTCAATTATGCGATTGACCTGCAGACGGACGGCGGCGCATGGCAGACGGTACTCAATACGAGCGTGACCGGAAAAACGACGTCTGGTTACGAGCGTAGCCACCGTATTGATTTACCGCAGGCTGGAAGCACCTGGACAATCCGCCTGCGCAAGATTACCTCTGATGCCAACAGCGCGAAGATCGGCGACACGATGACGCTGCAGAGCTTCACTGAGGTGATTGACGCCAAATTACGCTATCCAAACACAGCGTTACTCTACATCGAATTCGATTCCAGCCAGTTTAACGGCTCTATCCCGCAGATCTCCTGCGAGCCCCGCGGCCGCGTTATCCGCGTTCCGGATACCTACGACCCTGAAACCCGCACTTATAGCGGTACATGGACCGGTGCGTTTAAGTGGGCATGGACGGATAACCCTGCGTGGATTTTTTACGATCTGGTTGTTTCTGACCGGTTCGGCCTCGGGCACCGTTTGACCGCTGCGAATATTGATAAATGGACGCTTTATCAGGTTGCCCAGTATTGTGATCAGATGGTACCAGACGGCAAAGGGGGCAACGGTACCGAACCACGTTATACCTGCAACGTGTACATTCAGGACCGGAACGACGCCTACACAGTCCTGCGTGATTTTGCTGCTATCTTCCGTGGCATGACCTACTGGGGTGGGGATCAGATTGTGGCCCTGGCTGACATGCCGCACGATGTTGATTACAGCTACACGCGTGCTAATGTTGTTGGCGGTCGATTCACCTATTCGAGCAGTACCACGAAAAGCCGCTACACCACAGCGCTGGTATCATGGTCAGATCCAGGTAACGCCTATGCTGACGCGATGGAGCCGGTATTTGAGCAGGCGCTGGTGGCCCGGTACGGATTTAATCAGCTGGAAATGACAGCCATCGGCTGTACCCGTCAATCAGAAGCGAACCGAAAGGGGCGCTGGGGTATTCTCACCAACAACAAGGATCGCGTTGTTTCGTTTGATGTTGGCCTGGACGGAAACATTCCGCAGCCGGGTTACATCATCGCCGTGGCAGACGAGCTTCTGTCCGGAAAAGTTTTGGGCGGGCGTATCAGTGCCGTTAATGGTCGCGTGATTAAACTTGACCGAGTTGCTGATGCAGTAGCGGGTGATCGTCTGATTCTCAATCTTCCCTCCGGTGCATCACAGAGCAGGACCATTCAGGCCGTGAATGGGGAATCAGTCACAGTCACCACGGCATACAGTGAGACGCCACAGGCTGAAGCTGTATGGGTGGTTGAGTCAGATGAACTCTACGCCCAGCAGTATCGTGTTGTCAGTGTCTCCGATAACAATGATGGTACCTTCTCGATTACCGGCGCATGGCACGACCCGGATAAATATGCCCGTATCGATACCGGAGCCATCATTGACCAGCGGCCGGTGAGTGTGATCCCGCCGGGTAACCAGTCGCCGCCGGCTAACATTGTGATCAGCTCGTTTTCCGTGGTTCAGCAGAATATCAGCGTTGAGACCATGCGGGTGAGCTGGGACCAGGCGCAGAACGCCATCGCCTACGAGGCACAGTGGCGCCGCAATGATGGTAACTGGGTAAACGTGCCGCGCAGCTCCACCAACTCATTTGATGTATCGGGTATTTATGCAGGGCGCTACCTCGTGCGTGTGCGTGCCATTAATGCCGCTGAAATTTCCTCTGGCTGGGGCTACTCCGAAGAGAAAACGCTGACGGGCAAGGTGGGAAATCCGCCGAAACCCGTTGGATTTGCGACAACACCGATCAACTGGGGGATTCGCCTGAACTGGGGATTCCCGGCTAACACAGGGGATACGCTGAAAACGGAAATTCAGTACACCGCGAACAGTGATTTCTCAAATCCTCTTTTGCTGTCGGATGTACCTTATCCGTCTGCCGAATACACCCAACTGGGGTTAAAAGCGGGGCAGGAGTTCTGGTACCGCGCGCAGCTGGTAGACAGAACGGGTAATGAATCAGGCTGGACCGACTGGGTTCGTGGCCAATCCAACGCGAATGCTGACGACTACCTGGGCGATATTGCCGATGACTTCCTGACATCTGCCGACGGTGACCGCCTGACTGGCGACATTGATACCAATCTCGAAGCCGCATTGCAGAACGCGCTGGCCAACCATGCAACCGTGGAACACCAGTGGGCGCAGTACGGCGAAGTGCGCGCGGATATTCTGGTGGTCAAAACGACCATTGCGCAGGTCGATAAAGCCATGGCTGAAATGTCCACGCAGGTGCAGGCGCAGTTCAATGATGTGACTGCCGCGCTGGAGGATAAGCTCACCGCCGTGGTTGATGCGACCGGGGCATCTGCGATTTACACCCTTAAAACCGGGGTTCGAATAAACGGTGTGATGTATAACGCCGGGATGTCGATTGCCGTGCTGGCCGAAGCGGGTAAGCCGGTAGTCACCCGTGTCGGCTTTAACGCCAATCAGTTCGTCCTGATGAGTGGCAGCGGTGATACACAATATTCTCCGTTTGCTTCTGTTAATGGTCAGGTGTTTATCAGTTCTGGCTTCATCCAGGATGGCACCATCACCAACACAAAAATTGGTAATTACATTCAGTCTACCACCTGGGATGGTACCGGTAATGTTGGTTGGCATATCAACAAATCAGGCTATGCGACATTCAATGATGTCACTGTCCGCGGTTCAATTTATGCCAAAAACGGTAATTTTGCATTTAATGGCACCAATAATGCTGTCGTCATCGATGGCAATGGGCTAACGGTCAATTTATCTGGCGGTGGGCGGGTTGTCGTCGGGAGGTGGTCATAATGCCGGAAGGTATTCTGATTGATTACAACGATGGCCGTCCGGTGATGGCAATTACTGCGGGGCTGCGAGCCCCGAGTTTTTGTACATCGTTCTCGGGCTGGTCATCCCAGTTCATGCAGTATCCGGTCAATACGCCACTTGTTGCAGGTTCACAGGTTATCGTGGTGCCAACCAATCCCATTTATATCTATTCCTATGCTGAATTTGATGTGGCCATTATGACCGGCGTCACCCGCAACGGTAATTCCGGGGTAATCATCGGGGCCGAGACAATCGGAGGGAAAAGCATTGTCCCCGACTGGTCAGGTTACGTTATGGAGCTGCTGCCAGCGGCGACGTATAACGAAGGATTACTGGTTTCAAACTCGACTGACTTCACCGCCATATCTAATCAGGCCGCGCTGATGACCTGTGCTTATTCAGGGCGCATTACGGTTAGCGGCAGCGCGCCGCTTCCGGTGGGCGGAATTCCTTTCGGTAAATGGGATAACCCGAATGTGTCGGTAGGGTTTGATGGCGGCAATATTATCGTGCGCGATATTTCCTACTCAGGACGGGACGATGTGGCCGGAACGGCGACGATTGACCTGGTGATATTCAATCAGACCGCACCTGTCGGTGGCGACGGTATCACGATGACCAACGCCGCAGGCCTGGTGACATTCTCCACGCTGAAACGCCCCTTTGTGTATGACCGACAAATCCAGATCACCGATGCCTTCCAGAATATTGGCGGCGGGTTCTGCCAGATAGTCTATACCGGCGTGCAGGTACGAATGATTGGTGGATGGGGAAATATCAGAACCAAAGGCGTGGTCATGTCAGGCGGTAGCGTCAGGTCAGCCTACAACAAAGTGTTTGCTGACCGCAATTCTGGCGCATGGGATATGACCCGAAACAGAAATATCGCCATGCCCATTCTTATTCTTCCGAACATGTACTGAGGAAAAATTATGTCAGCAGGAACCTTAACCCTGACGAATAACTCTGCTGTGGTCGCTGGCAGCGGAACCGCGTTTACCACCGAGGTGGCGGCCGGAGATTTTATTGTTGTTACGGTCGGTGGTGTTCCCTATACGCTTCCGGTTAAGTCCGTGGAAAGTGGTACAGCGTTGACGCTGGTCAGCAATTACACCGGGCCAACCCAATCTGGCGCGGCCTGGTCAGCTGTTCCTCGCGTAGCGCTGAATATGGTCACTGCCGCAATGGTGGTACAGAACACGGAAGCACTTCGCGGACTGAACTATGACAAACAGAACTGGCAGCAGGTGTTTAGTGCCCCAGGCATGATAAATGTGCGGCTACCTGATGGCTCCAGTTTTCCTGGACCGTCGTGGAAATACCTTGCAGACCAGGTCGGTAATATTGATGGCGATACGCTGAAAAGGTCTAATAATTTTTCAGACGTAGTGGACAAGGCGCAATCGCGCTCCAATCTGGGATTAAAAGCACTTGCTGTGAAAAGTGCTGTAGAGCTGAGTGGTGATGATACGACGGGAATACTGCCATTATCGAAAGGTGGTTCCGGTTTTGGGACGACTGCAGGTCTTCGTCAGGCCGCAGTCGTTCACGGTGTTGATGGTGCGTTTGGTTCTATCAACAATATCCTGACGTACTTTAATACTGCAGCCAGCAATGCAGGAGTGTTCTCTTTTCGTGATATTGCTGGTGATGCGACCGCCACATATCAGTGGTCCGCATCTGTGTTGCACCGGACCTCTGATACCTATTCGATTTTTAGCGTAAATCATGCAAACGGTAATGTGAAGGTGGCGAGCGGCTCTGTTTCAGGCGGGATAGCATCCACATTTAACCAGAACACGTTATGGGGTACACGAAACACATCTGTTGATGGTAATGGTTTTATAAAACAGGCATCCCCGATAGTCATCATTCACCGGGAGGGGGCTTATGAGACTAACCATGAATCAGAAGGCTGCGCGGTAGAGCGGATTTCTGTGGGTGAATACCTTATCACTGGCTGCATTGGCCTGAATGCTGATGCTGTATGGGGTGGTATCGATGGCGGTTTTGAAATACCGGTCGACAGAAACAAGCAACCCCGCATCTGGCTGGACTACAAAGTCAATGCTGATGGCTCGGTACTGGTCAGAACGTATCACCGGGTTCATTCCTCAGCGCCGCCGTTTGCTCAGAACCGAATAGGGAACACTGATATTGACGGCGTGTTTACTGAGACTGTGGCGGACGGTGAGCCAGTCGATATACCGGCTGATTCATATGTGTCAGTGCGTGTGGAAATGCCGGAGGACAGTATCTGGAATCAGATGCAGAAAGCGACACGTGAGGCGATCGAAAAAGCTGAACGTGAGCGCCAGCAAAATCAGCCGGATATCCAGCTATAAAATTGATAGTTGCCGCAACCACACCGTATGCAAGAGCATGATTGCGGCTGACTGGCTCACGTCCGATAGTGCGAGTATTGAATGATTGCCAGCCGAAGTGGAGTTTACCTGCGGATTAATGAACAAACCAGTCGTCCGCGTTTTCCCAGGCATCTTGCAGTGCTTCCTGAACAAATGCCTTAGCGTCTTCTTTATCGGTGGATCGCAGCACAGATAATCCATCATTGCTGGCTGATTTGACAATGACCTCCACGTCCTCATAACGCTTACTGACCCGGCGTGTCATTTCCTGTTTTAACGCTTCTACAGACCCCTTTGGCATTTTGCTGATTTTTTCTTTCGAAATGCTTATTTCGATACGCAT